TTAGCTGGATAGGGAGAGCGGATCATTGTAGAACAGGTTCACCCGGCCGCCCGGTGTCGAATTGCCCTCAATGATGTTGTAACGGGCGGACACGACGTTCGCCGCCAGATCATCCTCGCCGATAGATACCAGCGCTTCCGAACTGGCGTTGCTCGCCGTTTCGATAAGGTTGTTCAGCACGACCCAGCGCTGTGTCGCCGACTTGGTGGCGCCGCCCCCCTGCGCCGTGGCCGAAACGCCGGGCGCCACCAGGATGCGCTGTTTCTGGCCGCGCATGTCGTTGTACGCCCACATCACGTCGCTCTGCGCACCGACTTCATCGATCTGGCTGCCGGTCAGGCGACCGACGCTGGTGTAGATGCCATCTTCGGCATTCGGGATCAGCCGGCAGTTTAGGATGGCCTGCGCCGCCATCAACGACGGGCATTGCACGTTGCGCAGCAGCCCGAAATTATTGTTCACCCCGGCCATCGTCGACCCGGTGCGCCACCATTTCACATTGCGCGCCTGCGCCGCGTAATAACCGCTGGCGCCGGTGAACTTCATCGTGGCGGTGGCGGATGTGGTGTACCCCGTCTTGCCGCGCACCTCGACATTTTCAAGCGTGGCGAACAGCGGCGAGAGCAGATCGACCTGCCCGATTTCGCAGGAAAGGTTTTTCAGCGCGACGCGGACGGCGCGCAGATTGCCGGCGGCGGTGGCACCGCTGCGCAGGAGGCAGTTGGTGCGCGGGTCGCTGTCGTCGGGATCGCCGATGATCTGATACGGGATCTGTGTCGTCTGCAAGCCGATGCTGACGCCAACGCCGGCACCAAGGACGTTGACCCCGGCAGCGAGCACGATCACCGCGCCATCGGCCGACCGCGTTGCCGATAACTGGCCATTGGCGGCGGGCAGCGTGCGGCCGGCGATCTGCAACGCCTGGAGCGCCACCGCGACATTGCCGGCGCGGTTGACCAGCGTCACCGCCTTGGCATTCGCCAGCGATGTCGCCACCATGCCGGGGCTGGCGCTGGCGGCGGTGACGTTGGTGCTGGCCGGATCGACGTAGACGAACTGCGCCGCATAGACGCTGGTGCCGGGGTCGTACCCAACCATGAACGGGCTGACCGCGCTGGTCTGCCGGCCAAGATCGGGGGCGCCGGTCATCGTGAGCGTGCCGCTGGCATCGGTGGTCCGCATGGACCCCAGCCAGGGATAGATTTCGGCGTCGCAGCGGATCAGCCCGGCGGTGAGCGCGGTGGCGGTGGCGGGATCGACGGTAACGGTGTAGCAGCGCAGCTGGTCGGGCGCGGTGCCGTGCCAGCCAAGCGCCGTCGTCCAGAACGTCTTTACCGTGGTGCCATCGGTGGCGGTAAACTTTACCCCCGCAACGGGTTCGAAACCGACCGGGTGGTGCGAAGCGACGATCAAGGCAAGCTGCCACGAACCGCTGCGGCGTTCATATTGCAGATCGCCCCAGCGCATGATCGGCAGCGGTGCCGCCAGTGTCGAGCTGTTGGTGATGCTGATGCCGCTGTCGGCGCTTTCGCCGCTGCGCCAGCCCGACGCAACGGTGAGCGTGCCGATGGTATCGGTGGCGTAGATGTTTTCCGACAGCGCCAGGCGCACCTTGATCGAACCGCCGCCCAGATCGGTTTCATCGATCACTTCGACCGTCGGCGACGAGCGATTGACCGCCTTGCGCAGCGGCTTGGTGCCGATAATGGTGCGGGTGATCGTGCCGGCAACGGCGGTGCCCGATGATTTGACGAACCCGCCGTGCGCCGTGGTCAACGAGACGCGCGGCGTGCCATCGGGATCGAGCACGTAGCTGGCAAAGCTGCCCAGCGACCCGGCGAAGGTGATGGCCAGCACCCAGCCATTCGCTTCGATCTGCGCTGCTGTAATTGGCATGGCAACAACCCCTGTCGTTGAAACGATGGTCGAAAAACGAAGGCGGTGCCAGCGGGCCGGCACCGCCCATCCGTCAGACGCTGAATTTCATCAGCTTGATCGCGCGGCTGTCGATCACCGTGCCCCCCACTCGCCGCGTCGCATAAAAATGCACGAACGGCTTGTTGGTGAACGGATCGCGCAGCACCACCGTCTCGCGCCGCTGGGCGATCAGGTAACCGGCCTGGAAATTGCCGAACGCGATCGACAGGCTGTCCACCGCCACGTCGGGCATCGCCGCGGCTTCAACCACCGGATACCCGAGCAGCGTCGCCGGCCGGTCGATCGCCAGCGACGGCTGCCAGAGGAATGCACCGGTCGAATCCTTCATCTTGCGAACCCGCGCCAGGGTCAAAGAATTCATCACCCAATTGGCACCCTGGCGGTACGGCGCACCCAGCGCGTGCACCAGGTCGATCAACCGGTCCTGCGGGTTGGTGGCAGCAAAACCACCGGCCGCGCCGGACGTCACGAACTGCAGCGTCCCGAAGGCCCTTGTCGCATCATCCACCGCCGAATTGGCAACGGCAAGGAACCCCCTTGGCTTGTTCACGCCGTCACCGGTAACAAAGGCTACGCCCTCGGCCCGGGCGAACTCGCGGCCGATTTCGCCGCCCAGCCAGGCTTCGACATCGAACATCGCATCATCCAGCATCGCCTGGCTCGCCGCCGGATTGGCATACAGCTCGCCCATCGGCGGGGCAATTTCGGCAAAATCAGGCGTATCGGTTTCCGGCCGCGCCGCCGTCTCGCTCACCCACCCCGAAACCACGCCGGTCGTGGTGATCAACTTGCGATAATTGGCCGAACCGACGTCCACCACCTGCGCAATCGAGCGGATCGGCGATTGCGACCGCAATACCCGATCGATCACCGCATCGATCTCGATCGGCACCGAAACGCCACCCTTCGGGCCGCTGCCGACGCTCGCTGCCTTGGCTTCCACCCCGGCCATATCGCTGTCGACATCGCCCTTGCGCAACCACGCAGCGCTATCGTTTGCTGCCTTCGCCCCGGCCAGCGCCGGCCGCTCGACAGCGCGCGCCGTAACCAGATTGGCAAGCCGCGATACTTCGGCGCGCAACCCGGCGATATCCGCCCCGGCGGCCGGCGCCGGCATCGCATCGAATACGGATTCGAGCGAATCCGCCTTGGTTTCATACGTCATGCATCATCTCCTTTTGCCACCATCGAAACACCCAGCACCCGAGCCAGCGGCTGCATCGGGAAGGTCACCACAGACACTTCGATCAGCTCGAGCTGCCGTAATTCACGCACGCCCCGCTGGAGCCCGGCACCCGGCCCCGCCGCCTTGACCCGATACCCGAACGACAGCCCGTCAATGGCACCCGCCTCGAGCAGGCGCGCCGCATGCCCGCCGCGCCCGCTCGCCACGACGCGCGCTACCACGCGCAGCCCGCGTGCATCCTCGCGAAAACTTTCAACGAACCCGATCGGCTCGCGCACATCATGCTGCCACAGCAGCGGCAGCGGGCTCGGCCCCCTTCGGGCCGCTCCGGCAAAGGCGCCCGGCAGCACGACATCGCCGCCGCTGTCGGGCACGCCAAAGACACTGGCATAGCCAGCGATACGCAGATCGTTCATGTGAATCTCCCGCGGCCCCGGCTCAGTGCTTCGTCTGTTCGACCAGCCCCAGCTTGTAGGCGATACCGAGCAACAGCACCGCCACCAGGCTGCGCACCACCCTGGTAATCACCGCCGAAACCGCCGATTTCCGGGCATCGCGCCAACCCTGGATCAGCTGGCGCAATTCGATGATGTCCATCCCGGCGCGCTCGTCCATCAGGCCAAGCGTGCGCAGGGCGCGCGCGGCGCCCACCTCGCTTGCTTCCTCCACCAGCGCGCGCAGCGTCACCCGCGCCGCGCCCTGTGCCTCCGCCTGCGACACCAGCCCTTCGAGCAGCGCCGTCATCGGCCCATGTCCAGGCCGAGCAGGGCGCGCTTCTCCATATCGGTGAGAAATCCCGCTCCCGACACCTGCGACCACAAGCGCTCGCGGTCTTCCGAAAGCGCCGGCACGGCGTCCTGATCGACCCGCAACTGCAGCGCCGGCCACCAATGCTGCAAATGCGCCGATAGCGCCCCCAGAATACGCGATGTCAAAGGCAGCAACGTCAGCCGCCACAGCGCCACATTGGCTTCCTTGTAATTGGCATAGGTCGCATCGCCCGGCAGCCCCAGCAACAGCGGCGGCACCCCGAACGCCAGCGCGATCTCGCGCGCCGCGGTATCCCGCGCCCGGGCAAAATCCATCTCGGCCGGCGTCAGGCTCATCGCCTGCCAGCTCAGCCCGCCTTCCAGCAGCATCGGCCGCCCGGCATTGGCAGCGCCGGCAAAGCCTGCGTCCATTTCGCTCTTCAACCGATCATATTGCTCGGGCGAAAGTGTCGAACCGTCACCCGGCTGGTACACCAATGCCCCCGATGGCCGCGCCGCATTGTCGAGCAGCGCGCGGTTCCATTTCGCCGCCGCATTGTGCACTTCAACAGCGCCCGCCGCCGCCCCCAGGCAGCCGACACCATAATGATCGTCGAGCGGATGGTAGCTGCGAATGTGCAGCAGTCCGGCGCGATCGCCCATGGAGTCCGCCGGATAGCGCGTCAGCATATCGCCGGCGCGGTACAGATACCCCGTCGGCCAGCCGCGGCCATCGGCCTCCACCGTCACCCGCTCGGGCCGCAGCGCAAACAGCGCCGCCGGCAGCCCGTCGGGGCCGGTCGCCGCCTCGACATAGGCATTGCCGTGCAACAGCAACTGCGCCGCCAGCGTTTCGAGCAACCCTGGCCCGGAAGCGCCAAAGCCGGCGCTCCCCAGCAACGCCAATGCGGCGTGCCCCGGCGGATTCGCCACGACCGGCGCCCCGCCGGCGCTCTCGCTGATCAACCGGATCGCCCGCGCCGCAACCGGATTGGCCAGGTACGAAGCCCGCACCTGCGCCTCGTAACTGCGCGGCGGCGCATCGTTGCCATAGGCCGTTGCCCAGGCCGGAATCCGCAGCGGCGACGCCGCACTTTTGGTCCGCCAGAAAGGCAGTTTCATGTGGGTCTCCCGAATGTGTAAATTTCTGTCTGGCGCATGCGCCGGGCCTCTGCCCCGGCTTGTGGATTCGCGCCGCTACAAACCCCGCACCCCCGGCTTGCCGCGCTTGTCGCCCAGCATCAGCGCCGTCAGCGCCCAGACCAGCGCATCCGCCCGATCCGGCGACGCGCCCGGCCCCGCATAAACCCCGCTCGCCATGAACCCGCACAGCTGGTCCTCCAGCGCCGGAAACGCGCCGACATGCGACACGCGGCCTTCACCATATAGGCTCGCCACCGGTTCAGCCCGCGCCACCTTGCCGCGCGAGGCGCGCACCTCCTCCACCGGCAACGCGGTGTCGACGGACTTCAGCATCGCCGTCACCATGTTGCCGCCATTGTTGATCTCGGCGATCACCCGGTCGGCGGCCCAGCGTTCGGCCGCCTTCACCACCGCGCGCGCCCAGGCTTCGGGCCGCGCCGCCACCACGCTGGCATCCGCCAGCACATGGCCGCGCCCATCGGCACCGAGCCCGACCGCGACGATTCCGCAAATGCTCTGCGCGCCCCCCGCCGGCGGGTCGACACCGATGATGATCCGCACCAGTGCCGGCACTTCCACCAGGCGATGCGCCTCGAAGAGCCGCCGGGTCCACAGCGCGCCGGCCAGATCATCGACGATCTCGCCCTCCAGCTCCTGCCGCCCGGTCGCAGTGCCGCCATAACGGCGTTCGAGCCCGGCGATGAACGGCGCCGGCAGGTTCGCCGCATTGTCGCGCATTCGCCCGCGGGTCACCACCACCCCAGGTTCGGCGAGCAGCGCCTTCAGCCAGGCCAGCGGCAGCGGCGTCGTCGTTAACAGCAATTGCGGCGCCACGCCGAGCCGCGTCGCCAGCCGCAAATTGGTCAGCGTCGCTTCGGCGCGCGGCCAATGGGCAAATTCATCGCCCCAGGCATAATCGAACTGGCCGCCGCGCAAACTGTCGGGTTCGCCCCCCGAAAACAGCCGCGCCTGCGAACCGTTCGCCCATTGCACCTGCTTCAGGCTGGGGACAAAGGTCACGTCGCCGCCCGCCGGCACCCGCGCCAGCAGGCCCGATTCGCCCTCCACCATCACCGCCCGTGCGCTATCGAGGCTCGGCCCGACCAGCGCGATCCGCCGGCCCGGGGTGGCCGCCAGCGCATGCACCCATTCGGCGCCGGCCCGCGTCTTGCCGAACCCACGCCCGGCCAGGATCGCCCAGATCGTCCAGTCGCCCTCGGGCGGCATCTGCGCCGGCCGCAAACTGCCCGACCAATCGAGCGTCGCCGCCACCGCCGGGCCGCCCTGCTGCCTGTTTACCCGCCGCTGTTCCGCCGCAGCCGCCGCCTGCCATATGTCATCGATCGTCGTCGGTGGTGCATCTGTGTGGCGGTCTGCCAT